ACTAGGTTTGGAATAGTTCTAGATACTAAAGCCATCTAGTACCACCAATTTGATTTTTTTCTACTTACTGTATAAATTTGGTCAGGGCTATCAAATACACTATAGTCACCAGTAGATGCTTCTGCTTGTCTTAATATTACTAAAGATTTTTCTTCGTCTTCTACTGAAAATTTATGTAGTGTGTTTGCACCTAAAGTTCTGTCGTGAAATACTCTTGCACTTCTAATTGTAATATATCTTTTAGCTTGTTCAGGAATATCAGCAAAGTCTAATAGATATACAACTTTTACATCTTTTAAATCTTCTGTAAATGTTGAAGTGTTTGTAACTAGATTAAATAAGATGTTATCTCTTTGAACAATATCATAATCAGTTTTTGAATGAAGATATGGATTTAATTCTACTCTTAATACGTTTGTTGCTAAAGGTATTGTACTATTACCTGCATCTTTAGATAAAGTTACTTTAGGTTGCGTATTAAAATGCCAACCCATACTTTGTACTTCTCTGTTTATTTCATTTAGTACAGATTTAGCCATTGTTCCATCTACAGGTAAACTTCCTGTTAAAGTTGATAAAGGTGCTTCCCCTATCGTTGATAGAATTGTATTTACAGCTTCTAATTCTGTAGTTCTTGTTTGAATTGTCATTAAGGTAAAAAGCTATCGAGATATTCGTCTACTTTCTTTTTAAATTTTTTTATTAATTTACATAACCAACACATCATGTGGTTCTCCTATAAAGTTGTGGTGAGGGGTCAGTCTCCCTTCCCCTCACTCGGTCTTAATTACTAAGTATTAAGATGTTTTGATTGAAACACATGCCTCAGGTCTTAAAATACCTGAACCAATCGCCATTCTTGACGTAATTAATGAACCAATTCTTCTTGGGTCATAAGTTGTTTCAACTACTAAGTCTTTTAACTTAACAGTACCTATTGCTGATTTGTGGAATATTACAGCAACGTGATTACTTGCATCTACGTTGTAAGTATTATTCGCACCTGCTACAGCAGAGGAGTTGTCAGCAAAAGCAGTCACACAAGTGTTTGACTTAATTACTGGTACTCCACCTACAGATACAACAGTTCCTTTTCCAAAATCTCCGTTAAGAGAAGAAAAGTCTCTGTTTAAAAGTTTATCATTGTTTGCTAACTGATAATAAATATCAGGAGAAACAACACAAACTCTGTCTGTGTTAGGCACATCTTTTTCGTCTAACTTTTGAATACCTTCAAAGATAGAAGCGATTAAAGATGTTGCGTTAGTGTTAGCATCTGCGTCAGTTAGTTCAGTACCACCATTGCCACCTGTTATAGTAGCTGATGCTTGTGAACCTAGAACTGCTAATTGAAGTAGATTTTGGTCTACTGTTTTAGCTAGTGCCTGACCCATTTCTCTTGCGTAGATTGAACGTATATCATAATGATTTTTTAGTTCATCTAACTCTGCAACGAAAGATGATGCTAATAGCATATCATCAACATTGATGATTTTTTCGTTGTGTTTTATTGCGTCTCCAGTGATTTCTGCACCTACAGAGTGGTATCCACTTACTGTAGTTCCAGTCACAGGGAACGAACTTGATTTGCCGTTTGAGATTGTTCTGACGTTAGTCATTCCAAGCATTAGGTTTTCTCTTTGAAAACTAGCTAGAACTTCACCAGAATACAACTTCAAGAACAAATCATTTACACCAGTTCCAGTATTATTAACTAGACCCAGTCTTGATGGTGTTGCGTTTGACATATTAATGTCTCCCTATTTGTTAGTGTTATTGTTGAGATTAACCTTATTTACTTTTCAATTTAGAAAGTTATCTGACGTGTCAGGCAATCATCTGAATTTTAATAAGTCACCCCTCTTACAAGAGGTGGTGATTATATTTTCTTTAGTTGTCTTCTTTTGTGCTTATTAAGAGAAGAAGTTTTTAATCTACTTCTATTTTTTGATATACTTGTTTTCTTAAATCTTGCTCTAGTTTCATGTACTTCTTTTGAAAGAAAGTTAGACTTTTTCTTAGCCACTTTTCTTTTTCCACTTGTTTTTCATATCTTTGTATGCTTTCGCACTAACAGTGGATTTTTTCTTACTTCTAGAGATACCTAGTTTTTTTCTTCTATTTATATTTCTTACTAATGACATATTTATTTCCTTTTTATTAAGTCAGTTGCTTTTATTCCAAATATTGCTCCACACACTGAAACCCATAGTGCTTGAAACCAAAATGGAAGATTATTAAAATGGTCAAAGAATAGTTGTACTTTTTTGTGTATTTCAGGGTCATCACTAAATACAGACCAAGCTAATAAAATTATTGGTATAGATATTAAAACTAAAACAAATTCATCTTTAAAATCGCCTTTATGACTTTCTAATATTTTTCCACTATACTCAACTTCTCCTGTTGCCATTTTTTCAGCTTGAAGAAGTCTTGCTGTAGACATTGCTTGTTTAGTTTTTTGTTTATCTGTGTAAAGTTTTGCACCAGTTTTCACTGCCATGCCTAATAAATTAAACCACATTATGAGTTTCTGCTCCTGTTATATTTTTTAGTAGTTATAGCTAAATTACTTCTAGAATTATTTTGAGGGTTGCCATCTTTATGGTGTACGTCTTTACCTTTAATACCAACCTTCTTCTTCATCATTCGTCTAGCAAGATTTCTACCTGCTCGGTTTTTCTTCTGCTTATCTTTTGAATGATAATTGTCATATTCTTTTCGGTAATTTCTAGCCATTAAAATACGGAACTATTTGCAAGTTTTCTTTCAACTTCTTTTCTATACATAGGGTCAGTTTCATATCTCTTGTCATTCATAGCTTCTGTTACTTGTGCAACTGAATTGAATTGTTCTGTAGAAATATTATTAACATCACCTTGAACCATTTCTTGTTGTTGTGATTGCGTAGTCATTCCTGCTTTAGTCATCAACCCTTGAACTGCCATTTTAATTTGTTCAGTAGTCCCTGTTTGAGTTAAGTCATTAAATGCAGTTTGTTCATTTTCAGATAAGTTTTTACCTGCCCAATCTATAAGCTGACCATATTGTTCTTTTCCACCTGCTACTGATTGTATGTCAGCAGTTTGCGTATCAGCTATTGCTTTTTGACCTGCAATGTATCCATCAACTAAGTCTTTTGATAAACCTTGTTTAGCTAATTCTTTATAACTATTTTCACCAAGTTCACCTTTTTCTGCATATTCTTCTGAATATTTATCTAAAGAATTTTGTTCTAATGGTAAATTTTCTTGTTTTGGAATAGCTACTTCATCAGCTTCTTCTTGAACTGGTTCTGCTTTTTTACCTGAAAATTGTTTCTCTAATTCTGAGTATGCTTTAGATAATTCTTCAGCATTCTTAAATTTTTCAGGCAACCAAGTTGGTCTTTGATTTTCTATATTTTGTACTTGTGTATCAGGTTCACTAGCAATTACTTTAGAACCATCTGTACTTTGTAAAGTATTAATATCAATACCTTGTTCGTTTAACTCTTTAACTTGTTCATCTACTGATTTCTCTGCTACAGCAGAATTTATTTCTACTTTTCCTGTTGTCATATTTATCCTTGTTGGTTAAGGACAAGTTCATCACCTTCAACATTTGCAGTGCCACCAGAGTTAGCGAATTGTTTGCCCATTTCTATTGCCACTCTAGGGTCAGTTGCAGTATTCTGCATCTGCTGTGCCATCTGTTGTTGTTGTGCTTGTTGCTCGTCTTGTTGAATTTGTTCAGTTGTTTTAATTAAACCTGAAGTATCAATTTGATTTGCTACTGCAAACTTCTTAATTGCATCATCAAGGTTTATATATTTTGCAAGAACGTCTGAACCTAATGTTCCTGCAAGGTCAGAAATAAATTGAAGTAATTTCAATCTATCTGATTGTCTACCTAATGCTTCCATTCCAACAATAATTTTAACTTTAACTATGTCTTTTGGTAAATCAGGTAGTAGTTTCTTCTGCCTTAACATAGCTAACTTAGTATTTATGTAAGGTAGTTGAAATTCTGTAGTTAATATTCCATAGACACCACCTAAGGCATCTTGTAATTCATTAGCTATTAATTGTACTTCTGTAGCTGTAACTCTTTCAGCTTGTCTTTGTACTGAAGCATTTAAAAGAAATGCAAATTGTAATCTTTGTTCTATTCTTTGCATTGTCTCCATAGCTACTCTAAAGTCTGCAAATTTGTTTGCTTGTAGTACAGATACATCTGTTGCTGACCCTTCAATAATTGCACCATTAGGTGCTTTAGCAATGCTAGAAGTTCTTGTTGTACCATTAGGTGCAACCATAAACAGCATTTTAGCTGATGCAGAACTTCCTTCTAAAATTGCTCTTGTTAATCCTTCTAAAGATTTAAGGTCACCAATAAAACTTTCAACATGACCTCTACCATAATTCATTCCATCAACTCTATTAAATCTTAATGCAATAAATGGTAAATTTTCTTCTGTATATTCTTTTGTATAAAGTACATGTCCTTTAACTTCTTGGTGTACCATATATTTTTTACCCATTTTTTTAATACAAGTAAATAAATCTAAAGTTTTATCTTGTTGGGTATCACCTTCTTTTCCAACAGCTTTCATAATATCTACTGGTAAAGTATCAGGCACTACACTTTCTTTAATTATAATTTTTAATACACGACCTTGTGGGTCTCTTTTAACTACATAGTTTTCTAACCTGTAAGTTCGTAGACCAGTGTCAGTTAAATGTAATAGAACATTGCCACAAACAATTAAATGTTTTAGTGCTTCGTATACAGCAACTCTATCGTTCTGTACTTCAATGTTATCCATAACTGATTTCTCAATTTTGGCTAAACCTTGTTCTATTACTTTTTTCTGTTGGGGGTCACCTTCAATAGATTTGTAAACTAATTCGTCTACATCAATTCTAAAAAATGGTGCTTGTGGTGGAAATAAAGCTAACATTAATTTTGATGCTAAATTCATAACACCTCTACTTCCTACAGACTGATATGGTGTACTATATTCTGTATTAGCATTGTTTCCTTTTGGTGGGTATAAGTGAGGAATAGTTAATTCTGCACTTTCTCTTGCTCTCTCTAAATATGTTTCTCTTTCAATCTCTAGCTTTTGGTACTGCCCTGACACTGAATTTTCTTTATAATTCTCAGGTTTTTCTTTTAATGTATAACTTGCCATTATTAGCTAGTTGGAAAGTTCAAACCACTTCCACCTGATAAAGGTATTCTTAACGAACCTCTGCCTGTTCTTTTTCTGCTGTAGTTTGAAGCTACAGTAGTATCTCTACTCGCATCTGTACTTGCTTCAGTTGGTGCTTTCTGCTTAGTTGTAGCATTAGACACTGAAGGTGTAGCAGGTGGTAAAGGTTCAGGTGCAGGGGGTGGACTTGGCATTCTTGGTGACATGCACATATTTTAGTTCTCCTCTTGTACTGATTTCTCTTTAATTAAATGATTAACGACACTTCTCTGACCTGCTTTAAACATGATTTGTTTTTCTGTTTCTTCAACAGTAGGACATTTGTCAGGAAATAATTCGTCTAGGTATGTAATGATTTCTTCACTTATTTTTGGTTTTTTTATCATTAGATACTCCTAAAGTGGTACTTAATTCATGTCTTTTGCTTGTAATGTGACCTGCAATAGCTGAATAGCCAGTCATATCAACAAAATCATCAATATTAAATGCACCACCCTGACTTCTAGCAATCTTTAATAAGACCATTAGATTTGCCACATCTTCAGGCAGTATATTAATATTTAATTTAGTTTTATTTTGTAAGTAGCCAGTCCATAGTCTGCTTATGTTTTCATGGTTTTCTACCATGTCTCCATTTTGTTTTGCTCTATCGGAACTAACTATTTTTTTTACTTTGTCCAGTATTTCTATACTTAGCATATTGGTAACTCCATAGTTTCGGTTTCTTAGTTTTGATATTGTATTCACCATTTCTTAATATTCTTGCCAATCTGCTTTGATGGTAAGCATCATCAACTGTATATTTATTACGTTGATATTCTTCTATGACAACTTTCCAGTTTTCTTCTAGAGACTTTTTAGCATCTAGTATTCTACTGGCTTTAACATGACCCACACCAACACAACCTTTATATCCGTCAGTTTGGTCACCTGTTAAAACTTGTGTACAAAAATTATAATCAGCTAATGTCTCATCAACTTTTTCTAATTGATTATCTAACATAGAGCAGTGAAATGCAGGTATTGTTCGCATGTCTTTATCACCACTAATAATTATAGCTTTGTCTTTAAATTCTCCTGTAGCTAATATTCCAATAGTATCATCAGCTTCTAAATTTTTAAAAACTTTACTTGGATAAGTTTTTACAACCCAATCTCTTAATGCTTTATAACAAACAGGTTTTCTAATATTTTTTCTATATGATTTATAGTCACTATCTATTTTTTTTCTAAAGTTCATACTATCACTCCACACATTTATGTATTGTGTTGAGTTTGTAAGTTTCATATAGAATTGAATAGCTTGAACATATAATTGTTTTGCTACTGCAAAGTCACAGTGTAATGTCCATTGGTCGTTACCCCAGTCAATAGGTTCTTCTAATTTAGAAGTAACCTTGTATGCTAGTAAGTCAGCATCAACCAACATGGTTTTCTTTTTATCTTTTAAAAAACTATTTAAAGTTTTCATAGTTTTATCTCCTTTAGTTTTAGTACGTTTGATTTTGGTATTACTGTTGAGTTACCACCCTCATTAATTGTGCCATCATCATTAAAGTTAAGGTCACTGACAAAAATAAATTTGCCTTTAGAATTATCTATTAACCAACCCATAGTTATACAGATTGCTGTTTTAGATTTTTTAATTGCTGACAAGGATTGCCAACTGCTGTCACTGATTATATCTGACCACCAACATTTATAAAATTTATGTGGGAAGTCGTACTCATCAATGTCAGGTAATTTGATTTTAGTTTTTAATAATTTTTTCATTTTTTTATAAGGTTAAATAATCTCCTAAGGAGATAGCTTCGTAGAATTGATATAAGGGTGTAAATAATACCTATATTGGTTGCTTGACTTAGAGTTGGATAAAAACCAAACAACGGAAAAATAAGTAAGTTTGCAATTATAGAAATAACAAATCCGATACAAACATTTGTTAGACTTTCAATTAAACTAAATAATTTACTTTGCATTAGATTGCTAAATTAAGTAGTTCACATTTTGGTATGATGTGTCCTTTAGAAGTCCATCTATCCCCACCTGCTTTAATGGGAAATTTCTTCATTATTTTTTTAAGAAGTTTTGTTGGAATTAAAATCCAAATATCTTTTTTTCTTTCTTCAACAACAAGACAAATGGCATAATATTTAGAAGTGGTAACCATAATACCTGATGGCTTACCTCTACTTTCTATTTCAACATATACGTTGCCTGTACGTACAGTTAATCTATCTGCCTTACATTCAACTTGTCCTTCTATTGCTATTTGAAGTTCGTTTTCTTTACTCTGACCAAACTTTAGGTCAAGGTCAAACCTATTAGTGTGTTTCACTCCAGTTCTGTCCAACCTTCATCTCACCATCTAATTCTGTTTTAAAATTAAAATGGTCTTGCGTTTTTTTGAACATACCTTTTGCTACCTTCTTAAATTCTTCTAATCTTTTTGGAATAACTAAAAATTGCATTTCATCATGCACATGTAAAACCATTGCATAATCTTTACCCCACACAAAACCATGTCTATGTAGTTCTTCGTTTAATATGATTGTTCCTTGCTTTACTAATAAAGCACCACAACTTTGAATAAGTGTGTTTAAAACTGAATGTTCTGCTCTTGGAATTAATTTTCTACCATCTAGACCTTTTACAAAACCTGCCTGTCTAAATTTATTTTTAGCTGTAGTAGTTAAAGTTTTTAATGCAGGTAAAGACGTTTCAAATTTTTGTCTTACTCTTTTGGCTTCTGCATTATTGACTTCAAGGATTTGACTGAGTTTGTCATTTCCTGCTCCATAAATGAAAGCATATATAAAAGTTTTAGCTTTAGCACGTGTGGGTAATCCTGTAGCTTGTTGATTGATGGTATGTATATCATCTTCCAAAAGTTTTCGTGAAAAATCACCATTGTCATATATGTTGAGATAATGACCCAACACACGCAACTCCAGACCAGAAAAGTCAATGCCACACATAACCATATCGGAAGGAGCAGTAAATAAGGCACGAAATTCTTTACCAAATGGCGAACCACTACTAACGCATTGTGCAAGATTGGGGTGATGATGCGTACACCTGCCTGATAAAGCCCCATTGGTAATAATTTTTCCATAAATTTTTCCTTTTTTGTTTAATTTTAAGTATGCTTGTTCACCATCAGCTAACTGTCCTAATCTTTTTGTAATCATAAGATATTCTGCTAATAGTTTTGCTTCAGGATACGGAAGTGCTTTTAATATTTTTTCGTTCACTTCAGGTTTTCCTGTTGCTGTAAATGTTTTAGGCGACCACCCTAATACTTTTTGTAGTCTGTCTGCTATGTGGTCTCTACTATTTGGATTAAATATTTCAGTTTTGAATTGTTCAACAGGAACTCCTGCTTTTATTCCTCTTTTAATATTATCTCTTTTATATGTTTTGAAACCTGTAGATTTTTTCCATTCAGAAAAGACTAAAGATAGCTTGTCGCTAATCTCCAATCTTTTCTTTGTAAGGATTGAATGAAGGGTCTCAGCAGACCTCTCATCAAAATTAATACCTTGTTCTTCTTGCTTTTGTATCCAATAAGCAAACTTATGTTCTAAAGTAATTGCTTCTTCAGAATAATTAGTTCTTAATATTTCATTAAATAATAAATGTGTTACCTCTACATCACGTACACAGTAATCTAACATGTCTTGATTGTATTCATCAAATGTTGAATGTTCTTGATAATCACCTTTACGTAAACCAACTCGATAACCCCAACTTTCTAATGAATGTCTACCAAAAAGTTTAGGTGGCATTTGTTTATATTTGTAATCAAGTTCAAGTCTATTAGTCCATATTAATCTTGAACATAATAACGTATCAAATAACTTACCTTTAAAATTATAATTTAATACTTTTTTTAATGCTCGTATATCAAAGCCAGTAATATTATGTCCTATTAAAACTTCAGCTTTGTTTAGTAACTCTAGTGCATCATTTATAGTGTTAGGATTATATGTGTAGACTTCGTTAGTCGTTATATCCTTGCAAACTATACAATGAATTACTAAATTATCTTTGTCCAAGAAACCATTGGTTTCAAGGTCTAATATAAGTTTCATATTTATTGTACTAAGTGAACAGTAATTTTTTCAATTCTTGGTAAGAAAGGTTCTACTGATTTCAATGCTTTTGTAATAACTTTCCTAGCTTGTAAATCTCCACAAACTATTACTGGAAAAATATTGTCATGCCTTATTGATTGATAAATAGCAGTCATTATTGTTTTAAATGTTTCAAACGCTATTCGTTGTTGTTTACCTGATAATTTTAAATACTCAGGTTTATTAACTAAATAATTTAATATAAATTTAGTAAGCATTGCATCATTCATTTACTTCGTTTCCCCAAACTGTCCACCCTTTAGTTTTATTTCTAGCGAACAATTCTATTCTTGGAAGGTCTCCACAAAGTTCTACAATTCTATCTCTAACGCAATCGGGTTTTTTTGAATGGTGTTGAATTTTAGAATCTACTATTTGGTGTACTGATTTTGAAAATCTTTTTGGTTTTCCTTTTACTGCTATAAAACAACATTCGCTGTTTGCTCTTGTCCAATGACCCATACCCCAAAAATAACTATCAGCTTTTTTATTTCTCTTAACCCAAGTAAAAGCACACGATTTATACGTGAACCCCCACCTCTTTATTGCTTCTAAACCAATTAATAGTTTTGGGTAAGTTATCCATATAAATAAAACACAATTCTCATCTGCGATTTTATCTACTGGTAAATTATAAATATCTTCAGGTTTCATTGTTGGATATTTATTTGACCAATTTCTTTTTAAAAAACCACTATCGTATTTCCAAGCAGGGTCGCAGTAGATAATATTAAATTTACCTTTAGGAAAATTATTCATCAAAATTACTTTCAGATAAACGACCAGTATCTTTATTATAAATAAGACTTGTCGCTACACCTGTCTCTCCACTAAATCTATTTTTTAAAACTCTTACTATCATTATGTTGCTTTCAGTTTCAGATTGTTGGTCTCTTTCAAAACCTATTACTGCGTCTGATAACTGTGCAAGTGAATGTGAACCTCTTAAATGTGATAAAGATGTTTGTACACCTTCTTCATGTCCTAGATTGCCTGAAGGTCTTTTTAAATGTGATACTACAAACATTGCACATTTAACTTCTTCAACAAGTTTTCTTAACTCTGTCATTGTATTATCTATTAATCTTCTCTCATCTCCATCATGTAATCCTGAGATAACTATTGAGATGTGGTCTAAGATAATTACTTTGCAGTCTAATGATTGAACCATGTATCTTATTCGGTTCATTAAATCTTCACTGTCACTAGAACCAAAATGGTCATAGAAACAAATGTTGTCTTTTACTTTATCAAATTCTTCTAATAATTTTTCTTCACTAAATTTTTTTCTAACATCAGGATTATGTATTTGTGCATTTAATCCTACACTTACTATTCCTCTGATACTTCTTTTTACACTTTCTTCTAATGCAATGTAGCCAACCTTGTGACCTTTAAGAATACAGTCATAAGCAATCTCTCTACACATTTGAGATTTACCTGTTCCTGAACCACCACATAATAAATTTAGTTCACCAAATCTAATGCCTTGTAGTTTTTCATTTAATCCATTCCATTGATAAGGAATACTTTCTACTTCTTCATCATTTAATAGTAAGTCTTTAGTATCTGAACCTTGAATAATACCTTGTGGTGTATATGCTTTAGCTTCCCACATGGCATCTATAATTTTAGAACCTAATCCTTTTTGTAACAAATCACTTGCATCTTTTTCTTGTAGTTTTGCAATCTTAACTTTTCTTACTGGTAAAATATTTGCACACTCAATAGATGCTTTGTTTCCTGCTTCATCATTATCAAACATCAATACAATGTTTTCAAATTTAGATAACCATTCTAATTCTCTTTTAATATATTTCTTAGCACTTGCAGAACCACTAGGTACTGATACCACTGGATAACGATTGTTCTGCATTTGTGATACAGACATTGCGTCAAGTTCACCTTCTGTAATGATAATATTCTTACCACCATCTCTCCACAAGTGCTGACCAAAGAGGGAAATATTTGTGGTATCTCCAATCCATATAAACGACTTATCAGGAAACCTTAGATGCTGTGCTACTTTGTTGTAATCTTTGTCAAAGTAATTAGCGATATGGCAATTCTTACCATTGTATGTTCCAGTCTCATATTTAAAGACTTTACAAGTTTCACTGTTTAATTTTCTTTTAGGTAATGCTTCTGTTATTCCACTTATCATATTTATATTTTGTTTCGTTGTGGCAACTTTAGGAAGTTCGCCATGAGTTTTTTCGTAGTTGTGGCAACCAAAACAGTAGGTATGGTTTAGGTAGATAGCTAGGTTGTCTCGGCTACCACAATTTTCGCAAGGTGCATGTCTTATGAAAGTGCTAGAGTTCTCCTGCATCTTTCATTTCCTGTATGTCTCCATCAGTGACAGTGCTATCTGCGAATTTGTATCCTTTAATATCTTCGTTTAATAAATATTCTCTGATATTAAAGTTAGGACATGTTTTTCTTTCATCAAGTTCATAATGTCCTACAATTCTTGCTTCAGGGTATTTAATTACTAATTCTTCTAAAACTTTCTTTAAACTTTCCCATTGTTCTCCTGTAAAATTATCTTCAGGTTGTTGCCAATCTTCTTCTTTAGCACCACCCACTACACATACTGAAGTTGATATGTGATTATAATTTTTTACATGTGCTTGTAATTCGTCATCATCTCTGCCTTGTTCTACAGTGCCATCTCTTTTGATAACTCTTGCATATCCAATTTTTAACCAACCTCTTTCTCTGTGCCATCTATCTATTTCTTTAGCACCTATTTTTTGTGAAGGTCTTGTTTGTGAACAATGCACAACAATGTATTTAGTTTCTAGTCTTGCCATTTTTTTGAGTTTCCTTTATTTCGTTTAACCATTCGTCAGGTATTTCTTTTTTAGTTGATTGTACGCAGTGATATTTAAAGCCAAACATCTCACACCATTTGCCATAAGTTGTTTTGCTTTTCTTACCAATTTTGTTTTTTGAATTAGAAAAAATAAATCTAATATCCAATTTTGGATTTTGTGTTTTAATCAGCTTCATCTTTTTTCTGTCTGCTGAATTAAATGCACCTTTAGTTTCTATAATAATATTTGAATTTGAAACTGGAAAGTCAGGTGTATAAGTTCGTTTCTGTTCAGGGCTAGTAAAAGTTATTTTTAAACCTTCATAAACAAAAGAACATTTGTTTTTGTTTAAGCAGTTGTAGACAACTTCTTCTAACCCTGATTTGAGGAAAACAGATTTAGAAATCTGAACTCGTTTGAACTTCTGTCTGTACATCTGAGTTAGTTTCGGCTTTGTAGCCATCTTCTTTTTCAAAAGGTATATCTGATTTACCCTCTACAAGTTCTAAGACTTGGATTGCTTTCATTCTAGCTGTGATACCTGCTCCAAATGGTGCATAGTAAGGAACTAATTCGTAAGCAACTTTTATCTTAGACCCACCCCAAATTTGTTTAGTCATTGGGAATGGTTTCTTATCGGCATCAAGTATTTGTGGTCTTTGAGTAAAACTTTCTTTAGTTTTCTTATTGACCCCTGATGCTTTCAGTTTAAAGATGAAGAAAACATTGTTTCCTTCTACGTTGTATCTTGGGTGAGGTGCTTCTTTTACCTTTTTACCTTTATTGTCTGCAATCGCTTTTTTTAGACTGTCTGCCTGTGCATCATTAAATAATTTAATCATGTCGGTAGCATCTGATTTAGCGACTTTT